GTGCGCGAGCTTCAGGACAAGGGCCTCATCGAGGAGACCGGCGACTACACGCTCACCACCTCTGGCCGCAAGGCGCGCCTCCTCACCCTCACCAAGCAGGGGAGGGCCGCCGCATGACCACCCTGACGATGGAACAGCGCCGCACCGACTTCGAGGCCATGCTCAGGCGGGCTGACGTGGCTCGACGGGCAGTCAGCAAGTCCTGGACGACGGAAGGGGGCACACCGGGGAAGCCCCTCGCCAGCCTCGCCCGCGACGTCGCCGAACTGTGCGCCTCCTGGGCAGCCGCAGCCAAACGCGCCAAGGAGGGCCACCCACCCAGCGACCAGGCGAAGAACCTCGCCGTCCTCGTCGCCGCACGCTGCCTCCACATCATCTGTAGCGACGAAGACCTCTCGGACATACCCCCAGGCGACCTCTTGGCCGCCATCACCAACGACGCAGAGGAGTGGTTCGGAGCTCACGCGGACGAGTGGCTGGACCTGGAGGTCAACCCCTGCGTGCGAGCCCAGTGCCTCATCCAGTGTCTCGGCCAGGTCGCCAGCGCGTGGCCAATCACCCCTGACTGGCCATCCCCCTACGGGTATGACCTCATCGACTTGAAGTTCGGCTCCCTCGTGCGTCTCGCCTTCGAGGCCGTGTGTGCGGCGCTGGCTGCCGAGCGCGGCCTCTGGCAGGAGGAGGAGTCGTGAGCCGGCTCCTCTTCCTGGGGGCGATCCGCCACCACATCGTCGACGTCGAGCAGGCCGCCGTCATCCTCGGCCAGCGCTACTACACGGTGACCCGCATCTGCGAAGGCTCAGCCATGGTCGAGAGCGAGTCCAAGCTCGCCCTACGCAGCAAGCCCATCGAGGAAGCCGACCTCACCAACCCCCTCACCTGCCCCGACTGCGCCACCGCCCACCAGGCCCCCGGCGACGGGGAGGCCATGGAAACCATCCCCCTCTTCTGACCCATGATGCAGCCCAGCCTCCTCGACCTCCTAGAGCCTGCCCCGCCGGCCATGGTCCACGCGCTCATGCCGAACATGGGCCTGGCCTGCGGGGCCGACCTCCTCACCCTCCTACGCCAGCCACACGACCGCGGCCGCGTCTACGCCATGCGCTACGAGCAGGTCACCTGCGACGCCTGCAAACAGGCAGCCGAACCCCACGGCGGCCTCTGGGCCTGGTGCCGAAAGCAGCAGGGGAAGATGGCATGACCATCAAGCTCGGAGAGATCTGCGCGGGCTATGGCGGGCTCGGCCTCGGCCTGGGACTCCTGGCCGACGTCGATACCCGGTGGGTCGCCGACGTTGACGCCGGCCCCTCCAGGATCCTCGCCCGCCACTGGCCCCAGGCCCCCAACCTGGAGGACATCACCCGCATCGACTGGACCGCCGTCGAGCCCGTCGATGTCATCGCAGGGGGCACCCCCTGCCAGGACCTATCTAACGCCGGCCACCGCGCCGGGATGAGGCCAGGCACCCGCTCAGGAATCTGGGAGGCCATGGCCCACGCAATCAAGGAGATCGCCCCGAATGTCGTCGTCTGGGAGAACGTCGCCGGTGCCCGCTCAGCGGCCGCCTATAGCCGTCTGGAATCCGGTTCGGGATGTCTGGGAGGGGGGGCAGACCGACCTGTTCTCCGGGCTCTCGGACGTGTGGTCGGAGACCTGGCCGGCCTCGGGTATGACGCGGCGTGGGAGTCTCTACGGGCTTCCGACGTCGGAGCCCCACACCGCAGGGAGCGGGTCTTCGTCCTCGCGTGGCGTCCCGACGCTGCCGACACCCTCCGCATCCTGCGCGACCGGCCCGGGAGAGCACGGGGACGGCGGCATGAACCTACAGACAGCCGTCGAACGCCTGACCGTTCGCCCTGGCTGGAGTACGCGCCGGCGATCCACCGGTGGGAGGAGGTGACGGGGCGTGAGGCCCCGCCGCCGACGGAGACCGGCCAGCGCGGCGGGGACGTCCTCTCCCCGCGGTTCGTCGAATGGATGATGGGCCTCCCCGCCGGGCACGTCACAGACACGCCTGGGCTCTCGCGGTCACAGGCACTCAAAGCCCTGGGGAACGGCGTCGTCCCCCAGCAAGCAGCACACGCAATCAGCCACCTAGCAGAAACGGCACTCAACCATGGACTCATTTAGTTTCTTCGTCCCCGGTGAGCCGATCACCGAGGGATCCACGCGCGCGTTCGCGTCGGGTCAGCGGGTGGTCGTCACCCACGACCGCGGCCCCGAACTCACCGCCTGGCGCATCAAGGTCGCGCACGCCGCCGAAGCCGCCGCCGAGGCCGCCTACTGGGAGCCCCGCCACGACGGGCCTGTCGAGGTGTGGGCAGAGTTCCGCCTCCCCCGCCCCAAGAGCGCCCCCAAGTCCCGCAAGCACGCGCAGACGAAACCCGACCTGGACAAGCTCCAGCGTGCTATCGGGGACGCCCTCGCCCCCTACAAGCGCCCCGGCGTCCTGCGTGATGACTCCCGGATCGTGGCGTGGTCCGCGGTCAAGCGCTACGCCGACGACGCCCACCCCGTCGGCGTCATGGTCCGCGTCTCGAAGGCGCAGGACCACCTCACCGGCCAGTCCCTCACCAGCATCGACGACATCCGTAACACGCCAGCCGGCGCGACCATCATCGACGCCGACGGCCTGACGTTCAGCCGCGGATACGGCGGATGGGACATGCACGGCAACGAGTACACCTACAGGCATCACGAGATCGACCTGCCCGCCACCCTCGTCGTCGTGGATGGGATCTGATCGCCATGACCGAGGTGATTCACGAGCGGTCCCCCAGGTCGCGGGGGCGTGTCCGGTGCGATGACTGTGGCCGCCGCATCCCCAAGGGGGAGCGGTACAGGCGGGCGACTGCCGTTGACGGCAGCATGATCTGGGACTGGCGCGAGTGCCAGCCCTGCAAGGACGTATCCGGCTACGTCGCGAGCTGGAGGGGGCCCTACAGCGAAGACTGCTACGCCGATGACTTCTACGAGTGGGCGCAGGAGGCCATGGGTGGTACCAGCGCCACCGGCTCCCTGTTCCTGCTCGAGACCTTGGGCATGTGGGTGCACTACCTGACTGACCTCGCCGAGTCCGCCGCCGCGTGCGCAGCCGCCGACGCCGACCCCGCGCAGGCGTGGGACGACGAGGCGTGGGCGGCCTTCACCTGGCGCATGCAAACCAGTCCCGTATTTAATGCTAGGAGTAAATGATGCGGATTCGGAGCATCAAGCCGGAGTTCTGGTCGAGCCCGGACATCGCGGCCCTGTCGGACAGTGACCGCCTGCTGTTCATCGGCCTCTGGTCCTACGTGGATGACCACGGTCGGGGCCGGGATGACATCGCGTTGATCGTGGCCGCCTTGTATCCGCACGACATGGTCGCGAATCCTCTCGACACTGTCGCGAAGGTTCGCGACGGTCTCGCGAGGCTTTCCGAAGCGGATCTGATTCTCCGCTACACCGTCGCATCTAGGACCTATTTCCTAGTGACGGGATGGAGTAAGCACCAGCGGGTAGATAAACCGAAGGCGTCACGCATCCCCGCACCCGAAGAGGAGGGCACCACCACTTTCCCGCAGAACGACGCCAATCGCGAAACCGTCGCGACAATTCGCGACACTGTCGCGACACCTCCCGACATCCTCGCGCCTGGAACAGGGGAACAGGGGAACAGGGGAACAGGGGAACAGGGGAACAGTGAAGCGATCGGCGACGCCGATCTGCGCGCCGTCGAAGACCCCCGCCCCGACGTCGATGCCGTCTGCGACGCCATGGCCGCGAGCGTCCAGCGTCGCACCGGACGCACTCCACGCGTCACTGCCGCCTGGCGCACGCAGGCCCGCCTCATGATCGACCGCGACGGCCGCACCGTCGAAGAGATCACCCGCATCATCGACTGGGCCGAGGGCAACGACTTCTGGCGCGCCAACGTCCTCAGCGTCCCCAAGCTCCGCCAGAAGTTCGACACCCTCCGCCTCCAAGCCCAACGCCCGCAGGGGCGACCGCAGGGCGGGCAGGTGTTCTACGACCTGGCCGAGCAGTTCGCGAAGGAGGGCCTGTGATGGCTACAGCGACTGGCGTGAGTCTGGCGATTGGCATCCTCGTGGACGCCGGGATGCTGCCCGGCATCGTTGACGCCGAGGGTGGCAAGCGGCGCATCCGCGCCTGGATGACGCTCCTGGATCAGGACATGACCGACGAGGTGCTCGCGGAGGCGGTTCGCCGCGTCGCGTCCGGTGACGTCGAGACCTACGGGGCGGCGAAGCCGCAGCACGTGAACCGGGCCGCGAAGGCCGTCCGGGGCGAGCGAATCCGGGCCTGGCGCGAGCGGCACAGCCTGCCGACGGAGGGCCGCGCTGGCTTCGAGCAGTCGGCGTACCTGCGGGGGTTCCTGCGGGCGATCGGCAACGGCGCGGCCGACGTGGATGCGGACCGGCATGGGCGCGCTGCGTTGGCGCAGGCGGTGCAGGTGGCCGAGCTGGAGCCATCAACGCCGTTGCCGGAGGTGCTGGCCCGGATGGATCACGCCCTGGGCGCTGGGCGCGTGCCGTGGGCTGACGCGCTTCCGCCGGCCCGTCCGGTGGCTGAGTTGACGGCTGCGCCGTCGTCTGAGTCGTCGGGTGATGGGGCGGCTCGGGCTCGTGAGGTGATCGCCCGTCTGGCGCGTTCGTCGCACCCTGGGGGTGACGGTCGCCCCGGGAGTGCCCCGAATCGTGCGCGTAAGCCACCTAGGGCGGCCTAGCGCCCCTTCGTCTGTTGTCCGGTAGGGTCGCCCGTTTTGAGGGTGCCTGAGGGGCCTTAGACGCCTCCACCCCCGTCGTCACGATTCGGTAACTGGGGCGCTTACGGCTTGCACGTGCTCCATATGGAGCACTAGGTTATCCATGTGGGTAACACGGGCACCCCAACCCAACCCGCCCAATCCCCAGCACAAAGGACCATGAAAAATGAAGGTCAACCTTCACCCCAAGCGCTTCAACGTCGAAGGCATCCAGTGGCCAGCCAGCGACCTGGCCACCGTCAAGGAGGTCTACGACGACGCCACCGCCACCTACGGCGACAAGGCCCGCGACCTCCTCGACCGCAGCGGCAGCGACCCCATTGGCGCGATCAGCCTCCTCATGCTCGCCGCCGACCAGCGCAAAGCCGCCGAGCAGGCCGCGGATCCCACCCTCAGCGAGCAGGCCCTCGCCGCCACCGTCCGCGAACAGCGCGACACCATCGACACACTCACAGCAGAGCGCGACAAGTTCGAGGAATGGTGGAAGGAAGCCGCCGACCGTGGCGCCCACATCCTTGCTGAACTCTGCCAGCGCGAGGAGAACGCCGACCGGATCACCCGCCTCGAATCCATCCTCTGCGCCGTCACCGCTGCCAACTGCGGACGAGCCCGCATGTACGTCGAGGACCTCCAGGTCCTCCCCATCGGCACCGTCGTCCGCGACGAAGCCGGGCGAGCCTGGACCCGTATCGACAACGAAGACGGTGGAGTCTGGGCCACCCCTAGCAGGGACGACACCCTCTCCTCCGCCGAGCTAGGCGAGGAGACCACCGCCTGGCTGGCTTGGGTGGCGGACAAGTGACCCGCCTCGACCACATCGGCGGCGACGGCGTGGATGTCGGCGACGCGGCCGAGTTCCTGTGCGCCTGCGCCGACTACCAGGACTCGGAGGCCGCGGCCCTCGATGAGCGGGACCGTCAGCGGCGCGGGGCCGGCCACCTCGACGCCAACACCCCCTGGGGAGCGATCGGTCGGCACGCCACACACCGGGCCAGGCTCCTCGAAGCCCTCGCCACCCTCCTAAGCGTCGATGCCGACGCACTCACCAACGGCATCTAACCCCCCATCCCCGAAAGGAACACCCCATGAGCACCAGCACCCTCTTCCTCTGCGAGTCCCAGTGGATCCCCACCTGGGGGCCCATCGGTCGCCGCCGGGTCCGCAAGCTCGAGCGCGACGGCTGGGAGTACGTCGGCTCCCTCCGCACTGGCCTCATTCGCCGCGACCACTGCCTCATCCGCATCACCGAGGAGGGCGACCGGTGAGGACCGTCATCGACTGGGGCATCCCGCAGCACTGCGCCGCCTGCGGGGTCCTCATGCGCCCCCGGAGTGCCGACGCCGAAGAGTGGCCCGGCAGCCGCCCCCACCAGGGAAAAGGCTGCTGCTCGAAGTGCGGCAACGCACGTCGATCCGAAGTCAGGCGCAGGCGGCAGGGCATCAAGCCCCGCCCCAAGCGGAAACGGAACCCCACCGTCGCCGAACTGGCCGCGCAGGGTCACCCCTGCGTCGAGCCCGCCCCCATGCCCAGCCGAGCAAGGAGCTACCCGCTATGAGCCTCATCATCGACAAGCCAGGCATCTATCACGGCCTCGACGAGCAGTGGTACCACTCCGACCCTACCCCCCACCGCTCCCTGTCCTCCACCGAAGCCAAGATGATCCTGGACGCCCCCGCGTCCCTCCACCACTACAGGAACAGTCCGCGGGCCCCCCGCCCCGAGTTTGACTTCGGGAGCGCTGTCCACTCGCTCGTGCTTGGCGTGGGTGCGCACCTGGAGTGCTACCCGGAGGATGTGCTGTCCGCGTCCGGTTCGACGGGGACGAAGGCGGCCCGCGAGTGGGCTGAGGCCGTCCGCGCCGACTGCGGGATCCCGTTGAAGGCGGACGTCTACGACGCCATCCACGACTGCGCCGCCGCCGTCACCGGCCACCCCCTGTGCCGTCGCATCTTCGCCGACGGAGACCCGGAGGTGAGCGTGTTCAGTGAGGACGCCGGCACCGGTGTGTGGATGCGCGGCCGCCTGGACTGGATCATGCCCCCAGCCGGCGGGGACGGCGCACACGTCCTGGTGGACCTGAAAACCACGGACGACGCCCAGCCCGACGCCTTCACGAGGGCGGCAGCCCGCTACGGCTACGACGTGCAGCGAGCCTGGTACCGGCGCATCTGGCGTGACCTCACCAGCGAGGACGCCCGCTTCCTCCACGTCGTCGTCTCCAAACGGGCCCCCTACCTCGTGTCCGTCTGCGAGATGGATTGGAGCTTTGACGACCTCGGGAAGGTGAAGGTGGAGAAGGCACTGCGCCTGTACCGGGACTGCCTCGATTCGGGGGACTGGCCTGGTATTCCCGCCGAAGTCCACCAAATCTCCGCCCCCGCCTACTACCTCGACTCAGACAAGGACTGACCATGGCCCTCAAAACACGCAAGCCGACCGGGCAGGTCTCCTGGCCGTTCCTCCTCCTCGCCGGGGCTGAGAAGTCCGGCAAGTCCTACGCCGCCGCAGCGTTCAGCGCCTCCGACCTGATCGGACGGACGTTCTGGATCGAGGTCGGCGAGAGCGACGCCGACATGTACGGATCCCTGCCGGGCGCCCGCTACGAGATCGTCGAGCACGACGGCACCATGGCGTCCATCCTCCAAGCCGTCCGAGACGCCAGCGCCGAACCCACCCGCGGCGGGAAACCGAACTGCATCGTCGTTGACTCCATCACCAACGTCTGGGACATGCTCATCGGCGAGCAGGAAGCCGTCACCATCCGCCGCGGCAAGACCTCCATGACGATCGACCAGTGGAACACGGCGAAGCGGCAGTGGCGCAAGCTCGTGACCGCCCTCAACTCGCACCCCGGCCCCGTGCTCGTGACCGCCCGCCTGGAGCAGGTGACGGTGATGGCGAACGGCCGGCCGACGACGGACAAGACGTGGAAGGTGCGCGCGGAGAAGTCCTTGCCGTTCGAGGTGACTGGCACCGTGGAGATGCGGGCACCGGGTGAGACCTACTTGACGGGGCTGCGGTCCTTGAAGGTGAAGGCCGCCCAGGGGCAGCATCTCCCGATTCAGGGGTTCACGGTGGATGGGCTCATGCGTGACCTGGGCGTGGACGGCGGCGGGCGCCGCCTGACGCCGGCCGTCGAGCAGCCCCAGCAGTACCCCGACCCCACCGACCTCTTCCAGGACGGGGGGCAGTCGTGATGGGCGCACGCGACTTCCTGTGGCTCTGCCTGTTTGCCTTCGTCGCAGTGTGCGTGCTCGGCGCGTTCATCGCCGTCGCCATGCTGGTGCGCACCCTAGCGGTCGCGATGTGGGTGAAGTGGGTAGCTGGCCTCGGACTCTCCTACCTCTGCACTGTCTCCCTCCTCGGCTTGGGGCGCGTCTCGGTGGAGGCGAGGTCGCGATGATCCAGGTCATCCCGGTTCGGCGCACCTACTTGTCGATTGCCTGTGACTGGCCCGGCTGTGAGGAGCGGATCGACTTCCCCGAAGGCCCCGACGACGAGGTTCGGAACATCACTCTCCTCAACGCCTCCCACGCCCTCGCCCGCCGTCTCGGCTGGGAGGTCACCGACGACATGGACGGGGAAGTCGTCTGCCCCAATCACCCGCGGGGGGCGGCGTGACCGTCCTCCTCATCACCATCATCCTCATCACCCACACCCACCGGAAGGAACACCAATGACCCACCCGATCGCTGAACAGTACAAACTGGCTGTCACCGAGCCCGTCTTGACGACGCTAAACCCGATTTCCTACGTCGCCGACATGATGGAGGCGACAGGACTTGCCGGCGCTGGCGTCTGCTGCATCGCCTGGCAGAAGGAGAGGGACGATTGGATCGGCCCCTATGCGTGGACCGAGGAGCAGGTTGCGAGCGAGCTTCGCGATGTCGCCAAAGCCGCCGCCAGCCTACTGATCCACCTCGATGTCGAGGATCCGGCGGCCGCGTTCGTCGCCGAGTATGAGCGGGCTGCCATCAAGCACCCGGGGATGACGTTGGACTGCGACGGTCCGACGGACGAAAACCGCTTCTACGCCCTGGCTGAGGAGGTGGGTGAGGTGGCTGCCTCCCTCACCTACGACAACGCCAACAGCACCGGCCACGGGGCCGACACCATCGCCGAAGTCACCCAGGTCGGGGCCCTCGCCCTCGCCTGGCTCACCCGCTACCAGGGTGGAGAGAACCGATGAACATCATGACCGCCTACGACAATCCCGAGGAGCACTCCGGCCCAATCATGCGCGGAATGCCCGCCTATTGGGGCGGCTCCAAGACTGCCAATTTCCCAGTAGGGACGGTCGCCATCGACAGGGACGGGGACGCGTGGTCCCGACGAGAAGACGGCTGGTGGTGGGCGGGGGACCGCATCAATCCGTTCCCGAGAGAAGACCTGCCCCTCCTGAACGGGCCGTTTATCGTCGTATACGTCCCCAAAGGAGAAGATCGATGAGCGACAAGGCCACTATCCTCGACAAGCTCAAGGAATACGAGCACACCGGCTCCTACTTGGGGGCGATCGAAGACGTCTACGCGCTCATCCATCACATCGCCGACCTCGAAGAGGAAATCGACAACCTAAAGGAAGCCGCCGACAGGCGCCCAGTGGAGGGGAGTGGCGGCGACCTGCCTTTGAAGACTGTGGTCCTCGATGCCGACGGGGACGCATGGCAGCGCGCCCACTCTGGAATATGGGAGCTTGCCGGTGGGAGTGATGACCTCCGGGAAACCCTCAGTCCGCGGTGGGCGCCGTACACCATCATCTACACCCCAAAGGAGAAATCGTGACCCCCGCAGCCCCCAAGCCTGGAGACATTCCCGCCCAGGTTGACGACCTCCCAGAAGGCACTGTCGTCACGAGTGCCTACGGGGTCGCCTACCAGCTTTGCAGTGGCCGATGGTGGGGTTTTCATGCGCTCACCGGGTGCCCCACTCTTCCCGTATGTGGAGGGCCGTACACCGTCCGCTACGTGCCCGAAGGCACCCGGGCCCCTGCCGCCATCGAGGTTGACTGTGAGCGGTTCGCTAAGGAGATCACCGTTTCCGGTAACAGCATCATCATTGACGGGAACCGGTTCCCCTGGTTCGTTCAGGAGAATCCGCAGGTAGTCCCGTTCGATAACGAGGTGATCGCGCTTCGGGTATTGATCCTCACCGAGCGGGTCACGGTCCTATCCAATACGGAGGCGTTATGACCGGTCGCACTCGATTCGCCACGGTGGGGACGGCCGATGATGACGAGATCATTCCGATTCGGCTGATTGATTTCGACGCCACCCTTATCGCGGAATATCTCGCCCCGGCGTGTCGTGATTCGCGCAACCCGAGCGAAAACGCGAGAATATGAACAGCACCCCAGGAAGGAAAAGAAATGGCTGCAAGGCCCCAACTTGAAATGACGGTCACCGGGTACGCGGCCGCAGACCCCGAAATGAGATTCACCCAATCCGGGAAAACCGTCGCAAACGTCAGCGTCCCCTACACGCCCCGCCGATACGACCAGCAGACAGGCCAATGGGTCGATGCAGGCGACACCGTGTGGGTGCGAGCCAGCGTGTGGGGAGACCAGGCGGAGACGTTCTGTGAGCACGTCCAGAAAGGCCAGCTCCTCACCCTCACCGGCCGCCCGGGCGTGCGCGCCTGGGCCGGGAACGATGGCCAGCCGGCCGCGGCCCTGAACCTGAACGTGGACACCTGGGGGCTGCACCCGAAGCCCACCCAGCACGGCCAGCCCGCGCAGCCTGCCGCGTTCGGTTCGGGGAACGTCCCCAACGCGGCGCAGGACCCGTGGGGCACCGGGGGCGCCCCCACCGGTGAGCCCCCGTGCTAATCCCGACGGCTGCGCCCCCC